CAACCCTTCAGGCTTTTCTTGCAGCTAATTATCCGGCATACGTTGAAAAAACATTTATTCCTTCTTGTTATGAAACAAAAACTTTGTGGAGTGAATTCAAAAAAATAACTGAAGAAAAAGATGGCGTGCTTTTTGTTAAAGGCACTGAAACAAAGGTTGAAGGTATTACCCTTGAAACGCAAGAAGATAAATTTGCAATAAAGTTTTAAAAGCTTTATTACAGTTTATTTTAGTACAATTTTTGAGGAAAAACAAGATGATACAAGGCAATGATAATATCTTAAAATTAATCGAAACAAAAAGAATTTCAATAAAGCCTTTTAAAGAAGAACTTCTTCAGGGTGTTTCTTATGATTTAAGACTTGATGAATATTTCGTATTCCCTTTTCAGAATCATTATGATGTAAAAAATAAATATATTGAATATTGGAAAAAAACTATAAGCAATTGTTATTTTGATTTTGGTAGACACGAAACGGAAGAAGATAATATAAGAAAATTTGGTATTCAATGTGTAAACCCTGCACTTGATTCCAATGAAACAGTGCAGGCTGTAGAACAAAAAGAAGATATTGATTTAGAAAAATTTATTAATGATTTTATTTCTTTCAATATACTTTCTAAAAATCCTAATACTGGCTGGCGGTATAATTCCTGTTTTATTTCAGATCACTTTATTTTGCTGCCAAAACAGCGTGTATTGGCAAGCACCATTGAAAAAGCTGGTTCAACTTCTCTTGATATAACAACAAAAATATTCAGCAAATCTTCATGGGCAAGACATGGCTTAGAAGTTGCCAGTTGTGCCGGATATGGTGATCCTCATTATTGCAACCATTGGACATTAGAAATATTCAACAAAAATGAATATCCTGTTGTGCTGCAAAAAGGCATGGTTATTGCACAAATTGCTTTTGAAAAAGTTGAAGGCTGCACCAAAGAATATAAATCAAAATACAACAATGAAGGTGTTGATAAGGCATATTCTGATTATGACCGCTTCGGAATGATGACACCTAAAAAAATCAAAATTGTTTAGAAGTAAAAAGTAGAAAAGGAAATAAAAATTATGAATACATTAGATTTAAATGAAGCAGTGGATACAGTTTTAAATGGTTTATATCAAGATATTCTGACAGGGAACGGAATACCACAAATTGAACTATTTTTCAAAGGTGTAGAATTAAAAACAAAATTAGCACCTGTTTCTATTCCTGTTAAAGAAGAACCTGAACCGGAAAAAAGAACAAGAAAAACCAAAAAAGAAATTGCTGCTGAAAAATATTCTGCTGCTGTTGCAGTTCCTGAAGCCATAAACCCATTAGAACAGGAACCTAAAGAAGGTGAAGTTGTTCTTGATGAACTTAAACAGCCTAAAAACGAATTAACACCTGAAGAAATTACTTCTATAAAAAATGCAAAACCTGAAGATGTAACTGTTAGCTGTTCAGGGGTTACAGAAGTGAAAACTGAATCATTACTTTCTGAAGATGCACCTGTAAAACTTACACCTGAACAGCGTTCTGAAATATGTGTACATGCTACAGAATGTAAGAATTCCCCTAAATGTCCTGATGATTGCAATAATAGACCTGATAGAGAAGATCCAATAAAATCTTTTTATGATTGTCCAAGATGTAAAACAAACAAAGGTAAGGCTTTAACACCTTCTTCTGAAGGTCTTGTTTGTTCTGATTGCAGAGCAGAAATTGAATCAAAAGAAGCAGAATCTGAAATAAAAACTAAAGAAGAAAAGAAAATAATTTGTCCAAAATGCAAAGAAGTTTCAGAAGTTCCGCTTATTTTTAATGATAAATATCCAAAAGCAATGATCTGTTCAGCTTGTAGCAAAAAAATTGATGAAACAGCAGAAAAAGAAGCCTTAACCTCTATTGCACAGGAAGCAACAAGCCTTGATGAAGCTATTGATCAATATGAAGCATCAAAAGAGCCACAGCCTAAACAAATTGATAATAGTGATATTCCTGAAACTGCTGAAGAAGATAAAGTAAAAGATAAATTTTACATCACCATGCCAACTGTTATTGAACAAATATCAGACAGATTTAAAGCTTTATCAATAGAATCAGGTATATCTGAAGAACACATGGCTTTATGGATTAATTTTATGAGGTTAAATCATAAAGAAGAATTGATAACAGACACCACAAGGCTTATTGATTACATCAATGATGCTGAAACTATTAAATTCTTTGTAGATAAATTCAATGAAAGGCTTAAATCGGCAGCTTAACCGCTGCCCTTTGGGCTGAAGATAAAAAGATTATTTGGGTGATGAAATGGTAAAAACAGAAAAAAGGTTTAGAAAAGTGGATTATTACACACAAATACAATTATCGAAAATGTTTAATCTTAGTAAAGACAAAATAAGATTAATTTTCAGCTTTGAACGCTTTGAATCTTTATTAAAATTAAAACCTGTATCAGATAGTAGATATAGAGGCACACAGCGACATTTATATAGACCAAAGCGCAAAGTATTACCTAAAGAAAGCTTAAACCAATTTCGCACATTATTAAAAGACTTTCAGGCTGGTAAATACTACAAAGAAGGTAAATAAAATGCCTAATAATCTTATTAATCCTAATTTTGATGAACATGGATTTATACAAATCTATACAGGAAATGGAAAAGGTAAAACAACTGCTGCTTTCGGCTTGACATTGAGAGCAATCGGACATGGTTGGAAGGTTTTGATTTTGCAATTTATGAAAGCCTCTGATGCATGGCAATATGGCGAAGCATTAAGCGTTGTTAAATATCCTGAAAATATTGAAATTAAACAATTCGGGTTCAATAAAATTGGTAAATTTACTAAAGAAGATGAAATACATTTATTAAACGGTTGGAATTATGCCAAAACCTGTATAAATCAAGAATCGGGCTACAAAATGATTATTCTTGACGAGTTAAATCATCTTATTCATCAAAATATTATCAGTGTTGATGAAGTTATTAAAGTGTTGAAAAACAAGACTGAAAATATGGAAATTGTAATAACAGGAAGGCATGCACACCCAAAATTAATTGAAATTGCTGATTTGATTACTACAATGCAGCCAACAAAACATTATTACCCTAAAGTAAAGGCAAGGTGCGGAATTGAGTATTAAAAGAGAGAGGTTTTACAAATATGAAAGCTAAAAAGGGAACAAAAAATCAAAATGGTAAAAACAGACCTAAAAGTACATTTGCTAATTTTATACCAGCTAAGAACCCTAAAGATATGGGTGAAAATTCCTATGAAGACAAATCTTTATTTGATGCTGATGGGAAATTAAAACCGATGACAAAAATTGAAAATTTCAAATTTGAAAGGAAATAATAATGTGCAATCACGATAGCAAAGAATGTATTTGTGATTACATCAATAAAGCAAATTTTTATATTAGAAATTTGGCAGAAAAAAAACTTGATTCTTTTATGTATTTACTTTTCCCAGAAAAAAGTTCTATAAATATTCCTTATTTATTATTTTTAATAATGTGTTTTGTTAATTTGATTGAAATAATATTTAATATGATTTTAGAAAATGCTTCAAAAGAACAGATCAATAATTTTAAACAAACCATAATTAATAATCTTGCTGATCTTCAAACAAGAATTAGTAATCTGTAGAAGCGATTTTAAGGGCTTTAAAAAATAATCCTCTTATAAAAGTACCCTCTATAAAATTGTGAAAGGAAAATAATTATGAATAAAACAAAAGTTATATGTCCTAAATGCGGTGATACTTATGAAGTTGAAAGACCTGTTTGTACATTTGTTAAGTGTATTCATTGCGGAAGTGACTATATTCCAACAGAGAACACAGTAAATTTTACTATTTTAAATCAAATTATTAAATAAAAGGCGGTATTAATGAATCAAAAAAAACTTTCAGATTATAAATGTAAAAAATGTGGCAATAAAAAATTAATTCTTGTTGGTTATTTTCCTAAAAAACCGGCATGTGAAAAATGCGGTAGCTCTGAAGTAGCACTTTTAACGAAGGAAGATAAAGAATCATGAAAAAAGAACCTTCAGAACTTCAAGAACAAATTGCTGGTGTTACATGGGCAAGAAACAGAAATATTTTTATTTGTTCCATTGAAAACAGCTTACATTTTCCTTTTGATGAATTTAAAAGATTCGGTGCCATTGTTTTTGAAGCTGCTAAAAAGCTTGTATTTAGATTAGTACAACAAAGAAAAGCAGCAGGTCAAGAAGAAGGCATGCCTGATTTGTTTTTACCTGAATTATTTCATTTTATAGAAACAAAAAAAAGATTTTCCGGTAAAGCTTCAGAAGTACAATTAAGAGTTCATGAAATATTAAGAAAGGCTGGTTATACAGTCGATATAGCGCATGGCGCAAAAGAAATTGCAGAATCTGTTAGAAGAAAATATGAATTAGTAAATAAAAAACCCTTGCAATAAACAAGGGTAGCAGCTCCAAAGTGATCGAGGAAGTTCATTAATTAAAGAATTTAAGTTGACCGGTTGAAAATACTAAACCTTCTGTTTTTCTTCTGAAAACTAAACCCTGTAATACAGTTAATTTTCCTTTAACATTTCCTTTATTAAATAAAGCTAATTTAGCAGAAACTTCTGAATATTTGCCTTGATTCAATAATTTTAATGCTGTTGATGATGCAAGATTACCTTCACCAGCGTTATAAATAAAAGAAACCAATGCATCAAATTGATTTTGATTTAAAGGAACTTTTACAAGTCTTTTTATTTTAGCTTCAAAAGAAGTAATATCATTTACAAAAAGTTCATCTGCTTTTTGTTGTGTTATTTTAGTTGTTCCAACAATAATTGGTTTACCACCAACCATGCCGGTATGCCCCCAACCAATAGTGGGAATACGTGAAGGGCAATAATAAGCATTAAGATCACAGCTTTCATAATGCTTAATTAATTCAATTCCTAACTTTCCTGTCTTTAAATTATTATTCATTATTTATTTAACTCTATTCCCTGTTTTCCCAGCAAAACATTCATATATGCTTTTATTTCTGCTTGACCTTCTATTATTTTTAAATTTTGAGAACTTAAATTTTCAAACTTTTCATCTATTTTTTTATCAAGCCTTTTTACATCATCACTATCGGCTTTTTTCTTTATTTCTGAATAAATACCATTCCGGCATGTAGTTCTTGCATCAGATTCTGCTTGTTTGTCTTTATTGTATTGTTCTAAAGTTACAAAAAACTTACTTAAGAATTTAATAATTGAATCCCCTGCATTTAGCAATAAAGCTAATCCCAATATTCCAAATACAGTAGCAACAATGATTATAATTGTTTGTGAATTCATTTAAATTATTACTCCGAATCAAATATTATTTTGTTTCTGTTACATACTTTGTTATTATATCAGATTTTTCAATAAATTTTAATGAATTAATAATATTATTTATGTCATTTTTCCAAATGCTTGATATATAATCATCTGCAAGGTTTTTTAAGCCCTGTAAATTTTTGTCATCTACATTATCCATTTTTTCAAATTCTTCAGGACAATCAAACTGCAATCTAAAATATTTATCTTTTTTCAATATTTTAGATAATAAATCATGAGTTTTTGAAGTTATTCTATCCATAATTTCAGGAATTAAATGTTTTGCAAAATCATTCCACCAGAATTTTTCTATTTCTTTTGGTGCCATTTTTTCAACCAATGTTCCAGTTCCAAGAGAAACAATAAACAAATCATCTATTTTTATATTTAAACATTTTACGGCTTCGACAATTGCAATATCAGTGGGATTGTTACCATATAAACCGCCATCAAAAAAAGCCGATTCGTTATTGTAGTTATATGCTTTAAAATAGGTTTCAGCTGCGCTCGATGATCTTATTGCTTGCCATAATTCAATATCTTGTGTTCTGGCTTCAAAAGAAGAAAATATTCTGCCTTGTCTATTAGCCCAATCATCAGCAGGAATAACTAAATTTGTTAAACAATCTTTAAATGTTTTACCTTTTAAGGCATTTTGTAGAACTTCTTCAATATTTCTGTTATCATATTTAGGACAATAAACACCTATTTTATTAAAAATTCCTTTTGAAAATATTTTTTTGGATTCAGTTCCCATATAGAAATTTATTATTTCTTCAATAGGAATACCGATAGCCAACATGCCGGCAATTATTGCGCCTGTAGAAGTACCTGTAATAATATCAAACATCTTGTATACAGGTATCCCAGTCCTTTTGGTAAGAACATAAAGAACGGTTAAGGGGACTAATCCCCTGATACCACCGCCATCTATTGATAAAATTTTTATCATAGTTTTTATCCTAAACTTTGAACAAATTGGTTTAATTCTTCTGCCGTCATAGCAATTATTTGTGCTACCTGTTCAGGGTTTATATCAACAGTTAAAGGTATTTGTTGAAGTATTATAAGTTTTTCTTCATTAGGTAATTCTTTATTTTGTTCTAAAGCTATTAATTGCCCTAAAATTGTCATATAGGTTATATAAATAAGTTTGTTTTCTATCCAAAGCTGTTTATAGAGCAATTGAGCATCATCTAAAGAACATTTAACCGTTGTTCCCTTTAAATCCTTAATTCCGCTTGTTTGAGTTATTCCAAATTCCCTAGCAGAATCAATATCTGATTTAATCATTACTCTAAAAGAATCTTCAAGAGTAAAATAATAATTTCCTATTTGTCTTTCAGAAATCAAAGCATTTTTATTATTTTCTTCCAGAATATCTTTTATTTTTTGAAGTTCAACATTAAAATCTAAAGGTTTTTCAACAACAATCCCATCAACAACTTCAACTTCTTTGCCATATAATTCAATAGGGACTTCTAAGTAGTCTGTATAACCATAAGCCATTAACATTCTTTTTGTTGGTTGGAAGTCAATATTTGTCTTTTGAAATGTATTTTTATTTACTATTTGGTAATGCATTATTAGAAGCTCCTTTTGGCAATAAACTTAAATTCACCTGAAGCAGCAGTATAAGCAGAAGCCACTCCTGAAAAAACATGAGTTCTTGTAAAACAATTTGTTTGAATTTGCAGTTTGCCAACATTATTAGAAACAATACTTGGTGTTTGTCCTATAGTAACATCGGCAGGAAGTTCATCTGATAAAGACAATCCCCAAATACAAGAACTGCTTTCTCTTACCTTTACAACAGGAAGCCATTCAGAACCTATATTTACACTATTTAAATAAGGTTGAGTAGCAACAAAAGAAGTAATGGCGCTCGCATACTCCCCATTATAAGCATAACTAATAGGTGTTCCAAGAGTCGTTGCTTTTGTTGCTTCACCTATTTTCACAAACTGTTTATCTGTCCATACTCCACCTGTTCTTAATTGAGGTTTCATTGGATTTTGGTTTATTAAAAGGGTGAGGTCTCCGTCTGCACCTTCGGGATATGTATAGCCTTCTGTTATATTTCCACCTGTGTAAGAAACTTCATTATAGAAATTTATATCTTGCACAACCCAGTAGCCTGAAATCAAATTAGAGTTGGCAAGCAATCTAACATAATGAGTTACTGATGGAGTATAGTCCACAACAGAAATAGTACTTTTGACTCCAACAGTTGCTGTTATAGATGATGTCTGTATGTCTGTCCATGAAGAACCGTCATTGCTAAATTGCACCTTAACACTTGTAACACCTACATCACTTCCTTGTCCTTGTATAATGTCAAAGCTTGTTACTTTACTGGTTAAGCTACTTTGACCTATGTAAGCATTGCCGCTTATGCCAGACCCAGACTGAGAAGACCACCATTGCGTAGATAAATTACTATCAAAAGCGTTAGAGGAATAAAAAGTAGAATAATTACCACCATCTATTGCATTGTCTTGAGATGAAATCACCTCATTTGAGATATATCCTAATTTTATAGCAGTTACAACAGCACTATACAATCCACCGCCTAATGCAGTTAGATTTTCTTCATAAACAACAAAGTTATAAGTGCCGTCATCATTTAATCCTGTAACATCTGCAATAGAACTAATCTCATAATGTTTACCATTAGGGAAAGTTATTACTAGATTGTCATAAGGAGAACCAACTTTGAAACTAACAGAAGTCTCAGACCCCTCAATATTTGAAATTATATCTGCATATCCATTAACATTAACATTTCCTGAATTAGCACAATAAGTAACACGATTTGTAGGAAAAAGACGCTCAATTCTATCGTCAACTTCAGGTTTTGTATAATATCTTTCATCATAATTACCCATAAAGATAAAATAATCGCCTTGACTAAAATAACAAAGTTCAATTATTTGACCTGATACTAAATCAAAAGCTGCAAGATCACTTCCGTCTTTCCTTTTTATACTTTTAACTCCAAGTGTAGCTACGTTTACAGTTGATGCACCTGTATTATTAATACCTGCTTGAAATCTAACTCTCATGCCATTAAAATAAGCAGGGGGCGTTTTTTTATTTCCAATAGCACCTAAAACATAAGAATTGGCACTTCCTGAGTCAGTATAAAAATCACCACCGCTACAGTATATTGCAACTGCTTTACTTAATTGATAAGCATCTAAATCTGATAATGTAATTCCGACACTTGTTACAATATTTTTCAATTCCGCTGTCAAAGCATTATATTCGGCAGCCGGTAAATTAATATCACCTGTGTTTGGTGCATCAACTTTTATTGGAAAATTATTCATGAATATTTTACCTCTATCTGTATCTGTATATTAATTGAGTGTTTGCAGGCTTTAGCTTTTCAAAAATAGCAATTACTATTTTTACTAAAGGACTGCCAAAAGTTATTGGAAATTCATAAGGAAAAGTTGTTTTTGGAATATAAAAATCAACAACAATTGTAAATCTTGCTTCTTTGTCAGAAGAAAAATCAATTGTGGGTGTTTCAGTTTGCCATCTTTTGCCACCTGAAACAGTTGTTGTTAATCCTACAACCTGAGCTATATTGACAAAATCCTGAGCAGTAACCACTTCCCACATAGAAAGTTTTAATAAAATATTATTTATTCTTCCTTGTAAAGTATCTGCTATAGAAATGCAATCATCGGGGATGCCAAGCGTTTTTTCCCATTCCTTAATTAATTGAGTAGTTGAAGTAAAATAAAATTCAGAAATAACTTCATTCATTTTTTGTTCAGTTCTTAATAATTCAGCACCTAAGCCTAATAAAAGTTTTCTAAAATTAGAACCGGCAATGTTTTTTGCCTGCCATACTTTTCCATTAGGAAGATAATCAGCAAGTGATTGAGCTTGTTTATTTATATCATTTTCTATAAATAATTTATCCATTAAATGTTATATCTCCTAAAATTGGTAATTCGCCCGTACCATTAGATACATTTCCTGTTGGGCTTGATAATGTAAAATCTTCCACTTTTTGTCCTGATAAGGCATCATAAGCATTCCAAATTGCATTTTCGTACGCATAAGTAGTAAGATTTTGTTCAATCTCAACACTTTCTTGAAATAATGCTTTTAAACTGTTTCTTACTGCTTCCTGCATTGCAGTATTATTTGGAGTTAAAGAACTAAATACAAAATCAATAGGGTTTGGAGTTGGAGCATTAACTATTACATCAACTAGTTCTGTATTTGCTGGTTTTATTTCAAGTATTTTATTTTTAACAGATTCAACTTCTGAAGCTGAAGGAATTATATTTTCATCATTTCCTCTAATAAAATATATGGTTACACAGCCCACAGATGGAATGCATTCCTGCACCCAAACTTTTGTTACACCGTTTATTTTCTCAGCCTGTTCAGTTATTCCAAATACATTAAAAGGTGTTGCAGGATTTTGCCATGCCTCAACCACTCTTTCACGATAACTATCAATAGATTCGTCATCCATGCCACCCGCTATTTCACCAAATTGAACAACGGCTTCGTTATTAACACCTTCAATAGGTGTTTTTATTATTAATTTTGAACCTGCTGCAATATTATTATTTTTTCCATAATTAACACTTTGTACTAAAACACTTGTTGTTGTGAAACTTGCGGTGATACTACCAGTTGCAGGGCTAACTGGTTCGCCAACAATAGTATACTGAAAAGTTTTTAATCCAGTTACAACAATAGTAAATGTTCCATTGTATTCAGATTGCCCAGCCCCTGCAATAACAACACTTACATCATTACCTAGATTATGATTTGAAACGGTTGTAATAGTTGCAGTAGTGCCATTTCTTGTTATGCTTTCTACTTGAATAGTTTGATCAGAAATAGTTGCATTTGCTTGTGTAATAACTGAAATGCCATCACTTGTTGTATATTCAGTACCTATTGGAACAAGATTTAATGCATTTCCTGAAACTGTTATATATCCTGTAGATTGAGTTGAAAGGTTTTTTGTTTTTTTTCTTAATACAGCCCACCAATTTAAATATTCTTCATCAGCATCAAAAGGAAATAAATTATTCACCAAAATATTTAATTGATAATTAATATCAAAAAATCTACCAGCTACAGCAGTTATTAAGGCACCTATCCAACTATTTCTTAAAAAAGGATTAGAAGCAAGTAAATTACCTTGAAAATCTGCTTTTATCCTATTTATTAAATCTTGTCTTGTCGGAAATTTAATCATTTAAATTGCGACCTTTCCCATAAGTCATAAAATAAGTTTTTGATTCTGTCATCTTTTCTAATCTGCTTTATATTCAATTTTATACCATTTTCTGTTAAATTACCACTTACATTTATGTTTTTTAAATGGTTATCATTTTGTAACCAATCTAAACATTTTTTTGCATAATCATTTGCACTTATTAATGTATCTTGAATCATTCTTGATTGTGACAACAACCAAAGCTTAGAACCTGTTTCATGTTCTTTTGTGGAATTATATAAATTACCCCACCAACCTCTTCTTAATTCAGGTATTGGCATTTCTGATTCACTTGCCCTTGCATCCGTACCAAGACTTAAAATAATTGAAGTATCAAAACTATCTTCAAGTTCAAAATCCCCATTTTCCGCAATATTTATATCATAGATACCTTCATTGTTTTCTGACAGCTTAATATCAATATAATTATCCATTTTAAAAACCTCTATATACTTGTATTCATTCCACCGCTTGTAATTTCACCGATACAATCACCATGAGTAGGCACAGGAACCTTAACAGAATCCCCTACCCTTGCAATAGCATTACCACCGACACCAAGATTTGTTACAGAAGCATCTATATTTACATTTGCAGCTTTTATATTTGCATTTCCTGTTACTGTAATATTTACAGCACCTGCAACAATTACATCTAAATTTTCTTTACTATCAATCAATATAGATTTATCTTCACGAAAAACAACATAAGATTGCGTAATAGGGTTATATATTGCAACTTCACCTTTTTTTAAAGGTTTAATTCTTTCATCAGTACCTAAAGGCATGCCGGTCATGTTTTCTTCCTGCCCTTGTGCATTCATTAAAAGAACAAGGGTTTCTTCAGGAGGATTAACCGCAAACCCTAAAGGCAAAGCAAGAACAATGTCTTTAACTTTTTCCATATAAGAAATTTGTGATTTTGGATAATTACCTGTATCCTTGCCACAAAGGGTAACCATGCCCCATTTAATTAAATTATTAACTTTTTTTATTGTTTCTTTCATATTTTCACCTATGCATAAGGATTAGTATAAGTACCTTGAATTTTATTTTTTCTTTTAAGTTTACGTTGCTTTCTTTTTTCAGCTTTTTGGGCTGCTTTATCTTCTGATTCAAGTTCATTAAGATTTTCAAGATCGTTTTCTAGGGTGTATGCTTCCCTGTTTACTAATGAAAGTGCTGTTATTTCACCTTCTTCTTCATCATTTTGATAATTAACTTCTTTAATCAACATATAATTATCAATACCAGCAAAATCATCTATAACTTTAACAAGCAAGTTTGGTTGCCAAATTTCATTGTTAGTACCGTCAATATTAAAGCCCTGAACAGTGCAAGAATATCTTAAACCCCTTGCCCTTCTTATATTTATTTCCCATTTGGCACGTTGTTCAGCAGTAGTATCATCTTGTGAATTTTCAGCAACTAATACAAGTTTTCTTGATTGCCTTATGTTCTTATCAGAAGCTGTACCTAATCTATTTACAATCTTTTTCTTGGTTGTAGAATCGTCAATTGAAGGGTTAGCTTGTGATCTTACTGTAATTTTAGAAAATCTTTCTGAATCGTCATATTCCCATGAAGCACTTTTAATATTATTATTTTTGCCATTTTTTTTATTTATCAACAGCACTTTAACAGCTTCTTTTGATGCTCTTGTAAGGACAATATCACCATTTCCATCTGTTGTTATTAATACTTGCCTTTTTCTACAGTATTTTTCAATGAATTCAAAAGCATTATCATCAACAGAACCAGAAACAAGTTCATTTTTTGCAAAAACAGGAATATCACCAACTTTGTTAATTATTTTTATTTCTGTTATTCCTATATCATTAAATACAGCCTGAATGATTCCTTCTAATGAAATTGCAGCAGGAAATTCGATATTACTTTGTAATGTTGAATCAATTAAATCTGCTGTTTTATCCCTTCCATTAATTACTAATTGATGATTTGATTCAGAATAATTACCGCTTATTTTTTCAATAAATCCAGTTATAACAGGTTTTTTATTTACTAAAACTCTACAAAAAGAACCGCCTTTAATCGGAAAATCAATTGCTTTTTCAGAAGTTGCATTGAAACTAAAAGTTCCACTAGCATTTTCCATGCTTTTGGCAACAGAAATATTTGTAAAACCTAAATATTTTTTATTATCAACTTCAAGAATTATATTGTTCATTTGTCAAAACCTTTACTGATCCTTCTACGAAAGACGGATTTTTAATTTTATTAATATTAAGAAGATCATCAACCTTATCTAAATTGTCATAATAGTTATATGCAAGAACAGTTAAAGGCATTTGATTTGTTTCAATTTCAGTTATCCTTGAAGTATTAAGCATTGTTTCTTCAAAAAAAGTATTAGTTTCATTGTGAATATCCTGCAAAATATCTTTTATTTCCGGTAAAACAATTTCTGAATCTGCTATTTTTTGATATTGATTTGAAATAATTTCTTTAACATTCTGAACTTCATCAACAGTTTTATAATTAATATCATAGATAGAATCATAGGCTGCAACTGTTGCATTTACCTGTATTGCGGAATTTAAAACATCTCTATTTTGCTGTTTTATTATTCTTTCTTTTGTTACAAGAGCTAAAACAGGTTCATCTTCACCAAAATTAAAGAATTTAGATAAAGCAGAAAACCTTGATTTTGAAACAGCAATTGCACCTTTATATTCTGTAAACAAACCATTTGTTGCTTTTGCCATTTTTACAATATCGCCAACACTTACTTTACTTGCATAATCCTTAACAGCAATAGAAAGAAGATTAATATTTTGTGTTTTATTAATAGCACCTTTAACCATTGAATCAAACTTATTCTGAACCTTCAATTTTTGATTAAGTAAATCCTGTACAGCGTTTGAACTATTAATTTTTATATTTTGGGTAATATCATCTTCTACAAGTTCCTGTATTGCCTGAATATTTTCTTGAACTTTTTCTTTAGATGAACCCAAAGCTTCAAAAGGAAATATTTTATCATCAGTATGTTCAAATTCAATAGAAAAATCAGCCCTACCTAGCTCTGCAACACTTTCATCTACTAAATAGGTTGTTGATTTTACATTTAAAGTGCCATAGAAAGGGTGTATTAATGTACCGTTGCCATCTTCATCAAGTACATTAATTAAAGCATCTCTATTTGCAAAATATTCAGAACCATCACCTTTAGTATATCCTTTAATACTAAAGGTTTTTCCTTTTTTACCCAAATCTTCTACATATCTTCTATTAGTATTAGGGTATTCATGGGCTGTTGTTTTCCTACCGCCTGATGTTGATGCATCATTTATATAGAAAATAACCCCTTTAAAACTGGCTTTATTTAATTCATTTAATATAGTCATATTATTTACCTTTTAATTTTTCATATTTGAACCAACATTTGGTTGATTCAGTTGTAATCTTTTTACAGTTTTTCCAGTTTTCTCATCCTTGACAGTTATTTCATGATAAAAATTATGATTATAATTATTTTTATAATTCATTGTTGCTAGCCCATTATTACCACCATTCATATTTGAAAGATTATTAAGCCAATTAAGCCCACCAGTAGCCCAGCCACCAGCAAGCCAACCAAGAGTTTTACCCATAGAAGTACCTATTTTAGCTGAATAATCAAAAATCGGTTTTAATAATCCTAATAACCAAGTTAAAACACCACCTAATACGTTCTTAAGAAATCCAGCTAAAGAACTTATAGCTGGCATGGCTGGTGCAATTCCTGCCATAAATCCAGACCAAAGACCAACGAACATGCCGGAAAGTGCTGCAATAACAGGTATTAATACAGCAGTAATTAAAATACCCATTGGGGTAAACACAGCAGCAAAAGCAGCACCTATTGCAGTAAATATTGGTATTAATCCAGCCAATGCGCCACCAGAAGCAAAAGCAGTTGTTAAGACACCACCTGCACCAAATAAAGCCAGCATATTAGTAAAAGCAGGTATAAGAACAGTACCTATAACACCACCTAATATTAATAATCCGGCTGTTAATGCAGCAGAAATTGCAATAAATGATTTTACGCCCTGTGGTAGTGAATCGAATTTTTTAGCAAGAAAATTCAGCCCCTTTAGAATCAATTTTAAGGCAGGTAAAAATGCTTCGCCTAATGAAGCCCCAATATTGTACATTAAAGCCCCGAATATTTTCATACCGCCCTGAAAGTTATCTATTTTTTGAATAGCTACATCTGCTATTTTTGTTTTTGACATGGCAGCAGCCATATCATTTATTCCTTTTGCACCTTCTTTATAAAGAATATTACCAGCCCTGATTGCATCAGAACCAAACATTGTTTCTAAAGCAAAACCCCTTTGTTGATCTGTTAAATGTTTCATTTTTGATTTCAAAAGTTCGGCAATTTGCGCCATATTCTTCATTTTGCCTTTTGAATCATAAAAAAGATTACTCATTAATTTAAATTTAGGTGTGCCATCTTTAGTAACTTTTACAAGCTTTCCGGTTGCCAATCCTAATTGAATAAAGGTTGCAACTTGTTCATCACTTCTTGGTTGAAGATTCATAAGCATTGTTTTTAATGAGGTACCAGCATCTGAACCTTGTAAACCATTTTGTGAAAATACAGCAAGGGTATTTGCAGTATCTTTAAAACTTAATCCAGCAGCAGATGAAACAGCAGCGCATTGCGAAAGACCTAATTTTAACCTTGAAATATCAGTTGCTGATGCATTCGCTGCACCTGCTAAAATATCGGCAGCTTGTACAACTGTTAAATTATCACGCTTAAAGGCATTTAATGCAGTTGAAGCAATTTCAGCAGCATCAGCAACATTTATTTCACCTGCTACAGCAAGATATAAAGCACCCCTTAAACCACCGTTCATAATGGCTTTTGCTGACACACCAGCTTTTGCCAATTCTTCTATGGCACCAGTTGCTTCTGTTGCATTAAAACCAAGATCAGCAACTGACCTTGCCATGCTCTTATAAGCTTTCATTTCAATTACAGTTGAAGCGGTAACAGCTTTTAAACTCGATAATTTTGCTTCAAGTTCAGCAGCATTATTTATAGGCACCAAAAGAGCAGCAGCCATGACCGCACCGGCAACAAGCATGCCGGTACCAATTTTTTTTACTGTTTCATTTAATTCTTTATATCTATCTTTTGCTTTTTTTATATCTTTTGCTAATTTTTTAAAAGCATCAGCCTGTTTTTTAACATTTTCACCAATTTTTTGTGCAACTGGTGAAAATTTATCTATGGCTTCATATATGTATTTGATATTAAAATTATTCATTGTTTAAAACCTATAACTTATTTAATCATTATAACAAATCGAATTAGGTTTTGAAACATAAATAAAAAAGAAACAGAATAATAATTATTTCTTATTCTGTTTCTGCATCTCCGCTTTTCGCTCATTATGTATTCTTAAAGCAATTTCATGTTTATTTATAATTTCAGGAATTGGCATATATTCAAGGTCTGTATATGAAATATAACCTTCTGAAAAAATCCCCAAATTCATTTTAGTATATTCAATATCAACAAAATGATTTTTTAAGCTTTTGGGGAAGTATGAATAAAATTTACAATGTAATTACCTAAAAGCATTTTTGTATCATGCGGATGCATTGATTCAAAAATAGGTTTTGTTACTTGAATTATATTATCAATCAAAGCTGTTTCATGACCTTTTGAGCCACTTGCCAAAATTACACCTAACGCAATGTAGCATTTAGCCATATCAGCACCACCTGCAAGCATTTGTGTAATTACATCTACAGGTTTTACTTCTGATTCTTTTGATTCTGATTCAGGTTTTTTATCTATAATATCCTGAAATGCAGCTTCACCAACTACATTTTTAAAAGCACCCATTGCGCTAAATTGAGCTTTATTAAACTCTGATTCAATCATTGCAATTTCTGTAATCACCTTATTATTTGGTGCCTTAACAGTAATTGATGTAGATTCGACCTGTTGTCCAGAATTTGCATAACTAAAAGGCTGTGCAAGTTCATAAGTGAATTCCGTTGCTAACATAAATGATTTTCCTTTCACAAATACGCTGCTATGTTAATTAAATTACGGGTTTACCTTCCCATTCGAGTTCAATAACGGTATCAGCACCCAATGCAATTTCAGGATCTGTTACAAGAACAGCATCTTGCATAGTTTTTTGAAAACCGTCATTATCAATAATTTGCACAACATGCTTGTCTTTAGACCAGCTTACAATTTTATCAATATTTTCTTTAGTTGGATAAACCGAAAATTTACCTTTACTTTTCTTTTCTTCAGCATTTTCAGTTACAACAATTTCTGTTGCACCACCACCTGCTGATGCTACTCTAACATTTTTAGTACCTTTACCAAGTGTAAAACTTGCTGAATTAGGTACAATTCCTATTGTTTCATTATCAACTAAAACTGTGGGTGAACCGATTATTGCCATTTTTGACACTCCTAAGTTTTTTCTTTCACATTATTTCATCAATTGAGCTTTTTATTTATTTGAATTTCCTCACGCTCTACGAGGAACAGGCTATTAAGTTTTTTTATTTTACCCTTCTCGTAAACTTAAAGAGAAGATCATCTATTATTTAACAGAAAAGGCTATTTGAAGTAATGCTTGAATTCCTCTTAATTGACTTACAATAACAGGTTTCATAGTAGCACTTATTTTACCTTTTATTTTGTCGATAGAAATAATTAAACTATCTTGAAAAGCCTTAATTGCTTCATCACCGGCTTCAAAAAGAACATAGCCTTTACTTGACAAAACACCATAATAATTTGAAAAAGTTGCCCTTATTTTGCCCTCATTAGCCATTGAATAACCAGCAATAAGATCACCTTCAGTAAGTCTTGATTGTGCATAATCTTTTTTAAGATTATTAAACATATATTCAGCACCTGCTGAAGCAGTATCAACTGATTCTAAATATTTCCATGTTTCATCAGGATTACTTGCAACATCTGTTTTATAAGTGGTTACTATTTCACCGCATAATACGCTTGTTCCAGATAAATTATTACCTAATATTGAAATACCGACAGTATAAAGCTCTTCTATTTCTGTTTTTGTAAAGCCCTTGCCTTGTGGTACAAGTGGCAAATAAGGCATTGGTGTATTAAAATAAGGGAAACTCGCCATGTGTGTTCCACCAAAATAATCTAAGGCACCGCCTGTTGTAACAATATATCTTGACAAATCAATGCCATCAGTAAATTTCAAAGCCCTAAATGCAGCAAATTGTGCAGCTTTAACATAATCAAGTTCAAGCATTGATGAACCTTTATGTGTATCACCAGTTTCTGTTTTATCACCTAGTATTACTAAAGATTGAGTATTTAAAGCATTTGCAGCAGTTTTAAGATTTGAAAGAGTATCTGTTAAACCGCAAATTGCAACACCTTGCATCATTGCATCATCAACATTAAATCTACCATCCAGAAAATCTTTAGTTACAAAATCGTATTCATAACTTGAAGGGAATACAACAGTTTGATACCTTTCATCACCTAAAACGCTGAAAATATTTGTTAAAGTTGGTGAAAGCGTACCATTTGCAAAAGCTGTTAATGTTGTAGTAATTCCGGCAACAGAATTATCAATTGCTATTCCAATTTTATTACCTTCTAAACCTTTATTTCTTGCTGTTAAAGTAACAGTTACTGTATCCGCTGCTGCTGTAACAGGTGCTTTTGTATCAGCATTAATCAAAGCAGCAAGTGCTGTTGCTAAAGATGCAGCAGTTGCATTAAGGGCAACTGGTAACACGTATTTATTATTTATTTTACTGCCTACATAAATATTTAAAGAACCTGCTGCTGTTGCAGTTCCTGAAAAAGCAATAGTGCCTGTTGCAGCAACTGCTGATTCAGCATCAGCTAAAGAAATAGCATCAAAACGTGAAATATTATTTATTTTTTTTGCTGCTTTTATCATATTAGAAAGCATGCTTCCGGCACCAAAAAGTGTATCTTCGGAACCATCATTTTCAATACTTGAATATAAAGCCCCTGCTGTTGCAGTTCCGGCTGTTAATTTTTGACCTACAAATAAAACTTTTTGCGCTGCATTTCCAACAGCACTTGAAGCAGGTACTTTTGATACTGTTACACTTGGTTGTGAAATAAGTGTCATTGGTTATTACTCCTTGTTATTTTTAGTCTTTTTATCTGTTATTACTTCAATACAATTATCAATTTGGGAATCTTCAAGCCTTCTTGCCCAATATAAATCAATTGGGTTGCCTTTTGTATCAGCATCAATATCAATTATTGAATCTTTTGCATAACCTTTTAATGATACATTTAATTTTATTTTCATGATACTTATACAAACCTCTTAATAATTTGGTTCACCATTTATATTTAGTATAACATTACTTTTATTATTTTGATAACTAATTTCAAAATTTCTGAATGCAAATGTATCATCAGGTTCAATAATATCTTTTCTGGTAACAATAGAAATTGTTTCAAATGAAAACCTGTGAATATAAAAAGTTTCTTTATACCCTAAAACTCCATCACTTACATAAGTAACACCTGTTGTTTTGTTTTGCGAAAAACCGGAATCAAATTTAACACCTAACAAAGTTTTAAATAAACATTTTCTAATAATTTTTTTAGCATTATCACATTCTTTTCTTGCAGCATGTGATGTTATGGTTGGTATAAAGATATAAATATTGAATGGTTCAACTATATCTTGTTTAAATTCCTGTCCTGCTTCATATCTACTGACAGAATCAGTAAAATTTTGTTTATTTTTACTTCCAACACTATCTTCACCGACAACAAAACCCCAAAATTTATCAGATGATTGTGAAGTATATGCTTTAACTGCTTCATCAATATCAATAGTTCCTGAAAATCTTATTTTTGTTAAAACTTTGATTTGACCTGAAGCCGGTGGCAAGGTAGAACTAAGTTGATAAGTAAATGTTTTATCACCAACTGTAGCAACAGGAAATCTGCCATTATAACCAACTCTATCTTCATTCAGAAACAAGTTTCCGGCTAAATCATTTACTGTTTTTCCAATAATTTCAATTATGAATTTTTTTGAACTGTCTACACTCAAAAGTTTATAATTACCATTTAATGCCTGATTAGTAAATCCAGTTATATAAACAGATTCTTGCCAACCTTCTGTTAAATCATGACTATCAACACATGTAATTTCTGCCCAATTGCCATTTAAGGAAATTTCTGAAATTTCATTTAAACAATAAGCACCTTTTATATTTACATACTCACCATTTATCAAATTATGATTTGTTGCAGTTTTAACAGTTACTAATAAATTATTGCAAGTTAATTCCTGTACATTTAATACATCAGTAAAAGCTTCAGTATATTTAGGTAATACATTTTGTATCTGACTTATTACACTTTCTGTATCCAAAATGAAACTCCTTTTGTTTTAAACATTATAACAAATATTTAATTATTTGTTTAGTTTATAGATTAGTAATTGATTCAATATTGACAATAAATCTATATAGATTTATACTTTTAATTAGATTCATTAATAAATATTTAAATGTATTATATGAAAGGGCAAAAACATGTCAAACCTTGATTTATCAACATTATCTGAAGAAGAACTAAGAACAGAATTATTAAGAAGAAAAAAAGCATCAAAAAAATATAGTTATAGCCGTAATAGAATACTTGTTAAACAAACTTTTACGAATGAAAAAATAGATTTAAATAAAATAGATTTTTCATCTGATAAAAAAAGAACTGAAGCAGAAAAAGCATTAACTTCTGCTGAAATCATATTTAGTATTGATAAAAATGGAAAAGTAGAAGCTTATGCTTTTAATGGTAAATTACTTTCACCAAGAACCGTAAATTATAGTAATGTTATTGATTCTACTGAATTAAAAAGCGAATAATTACATTATATTTGATGCATCACGCATAATTTTATATTGATGGGCAAGATCATTTAAAACAGTAAGTTTTAAAGCTGGTCTTGCCTTTTCTACATATTGCGCATATTTTGCTTTTAAACCAAATTCCATTTTTCTATTGCCAATAACATTGAATCCTAATGATCTTCTTAAAAACCCTGTTTGATTTGCAGGATAAGCACCAACTGCACCTGATTTTGTCCAAAAACCTTTTTTACCCCTTCTTTCATGACCAGAATAATAATACCTATTACCAATTTTAGGTGATTTTATTATTCCATCAGAAGCAGTTTTAACAAGATACTTACCAAGTTTATAAAAACCCTGCCTGATTCCATTTTGAAGGTTTTTTGGTGCCGCTAAAATTTGCACCTCAACCTTTCTTGCATTGGTATCTATTTTGAAATTAAACATAATTTACTTCATTATCTGCTGTGCCACGCAAGCAGCAATACATAAGTAAAAAAGTCTTATTACTGGTTATACCATCATCTGTAGTTAATATTTTATAAAATTTATTATCGTATTTTATCCAGTTTTCAGAAGTAACATCAGTTCTATATCTAATACCAATTAAATGCGTTGCAATTCCTGCAATGTTAGTACCATTTACAATTTCAACTGGCGAAATTGATTTCATCATTGCCCAAAGAGAAGTTTCATTTATCATTTTTTCATCAAAATCAACACCTGATATTGGTGCTTGAATTGATCTTAAATTCATTGTGATTCTTTTATTCAATTCACCAGTATCAATTTTTTTATGATTTCCTGATATTCTTTGAACACGCATTATATAGAAATATCCTCAATTTTATAAAGATTATAAACCTGAAGTGCTTCTAGTGGTAAATTACTTGATATAATACTTGACATAGCACCTAAATTTTCTTCTGAATCACCTCTTGATGCATATATTTTATTAATATGATGAAGCATAGCAAGTTTTATATCATCAGGTAAATTAGTTTCTGCTGTACCATATCCGGCTTTAAAAGTTATCTGTACACCTTGCGGAATATCACTTGATATAACTGCAACAGAATTATTTAAGTATATTTTTGAATAAAGATTATCTTTAATAATAGAATAATCTAAAGAAGTTAATGATATGAATACACCACCAAAAGAATATTTAATTTCATCAATTGTTTGTAATTTTGATTTTTCGATTTCCATGCCGGAAGGTAAAGAATCAAGATAAAGTTTAGAAGTTTTTGTTAAAAATTCCCTTCCGGTATATTTTTCACCAAAAGAAGCAACTGCTTTGATTAAACTTGTTAAATAAGTATCTTCATAAGTTCCACTGTCTAATTTTAAATGCATTTTTACTGTATCTAAAGAAACAGGCAAATTAGAAGGTGGTGTTATTATTTCATAATACATTTTTTATTCCTCAAAAAGAATAAGGGTTTAACCCTTATTCTTCAACTTCTTCAGCAACAGTTTTAATTTCTGCAAGCTCTTCATCTGTCAAATCGTCAAATTCTTTGCCGGCAATTATTACAAACTCTGCTTTAAGCTCATCAGTTGTTTTATCTTCAAGCCCTAAAGCGTCTTTACCTTTTGAAATAAGTGCATCAATAAGAAGATTTCTTTCTTTTCCTAATTTAGCTTCTTGAAGTGATTTTTCCAAATCTTCTAAACTTAAAGATTCATCAACTTCAATACCTAAAGTTTTTAATTCTTCAACAATTAAAGCCTTTTTAGCAATATTCTCTTTAGCTTCTTCAAGCTGTTCTTTTAATTTATCAATACCTAATCTTTTATCAGCATTGATACCAAGCTTTTCAAATTCAGCAAGAACAATTTCTTTTTCTGATAAATTATCATTTTTTTTGTCAGCATCTAAAGCTTCTTGAAGTGATTTTTCCAAATCTTCTAAACTTAAAGATTCATCAACTTCAACTGGTTTATCAGGATCATAAACATAATCATGTTCTATCATTTGATTAAGAATTTCTTCAGGAATATTTTTAGGAACTTCGGCTTCATTTTCAAAATCAAAAAAATCACCTTTTATTTTCCATTTTTGATCTTTGTTAAATTTCAAAACCATGTTATTTTTTTCCTCTTAATTTATAAATAAAGGTGGGCGATAAACCCACCCTTATTTATATCTAACTAACGAATAATAAATTTATGCAACTGGTGCTACTGCCGGATGCCCTTTAATTACTGTTGATGTAACTGTTGCGCCTGTGGTTACTTCTGTTGAAGCTATATCACAAGTTACATATCTTTTTTTACCGATATAACCGATTTTTTTAATTCCAGCAGCGGTATGTGCAACTTCTATTCCCAAAAGATCAGCATCTGCAACTTCTGCTTCACCTGCCATATTAGCAGCATCAGATTCTTTAATAACTGGTGTATAAACACCATCAGTAAAACTACTAACTTGATTAACAAATTCAACTGATTCATAACCTTGTAGATCAATAATATCACCAAGTGCTATTGAATTTGTAGACATAAGAGTAGGTACAATACCAACTACAGGTTTAATGTTATTGTGTAAATCTTTTGTTGTCATAGTTTTATCCTTATCTTTCTTTTTACCTAAATTACTGAATTATCTGTATTGTTCTGAATTTATAAAAATAAGGTGGTGGGATTAGCACCACCTTATTCACTATTATCTATTTAAGGTTTATTAATTATGTAGCACATTTGATTTTTTTGAATGCTTCAGGCATAACAACCTTGCCACCGACACGATACATTAAGATAAACTTAATTAAATCGTATTCAGCCAATGATAAAGCATCTCTAACCATGCTGTATCTTGTAGCATCTACAATTGTATAACCACGAAGGAAATCACCAAAAACAATAGGGAATGTATTTGCGCCTTCATCTGGCATATCCGGCATATCAATGTAATTTCTGCCATTAATTGTGTTTGGCATTGCATCTGAAAGACTTTGAGTAAACAACCATCTACCTTGTGCATCTTTCAGGGTTCTGATACTTCCTAAAGTTTTTCTGTTTAATGCAAAAATAGGCTTGTAGGCTTTTTTAAGTTCAGCATCAACTTTAATTAAAGAATCTGCTGTAATTGCATTAGCAGAACCTGAATTAATAGATGTTAAACTTGAACAGGTTAGCAATCCTTCAGGTGTATTAATTCCATCACCTGTTACAAACGCTGCACCCTCTTTTACTTCCATTTCTTCTAAGAAATCAGCATTAATTTCTGATTCCATATTAAATGAAGCATCTTCAAGAAGTTCTCTTGAAATTTTTGTGAATACTGAAAGTTTTCCTAATTTAATTTCTTCTAATCCATAATTAGATTCACTTTCAGTTGCCGGTTTAGCTTGACCTATCCAGTAAGAACCAACCCTGTTTTTTCTTGAAGGTTGCATTATTGAACCTTTAGAAGTTTTTCTTACTCTGCAAATTGAACGCATTGGGGAAACATCAGATAAACCTTTTAATATTTCCTGAACATATTCAGCAGGGGTTAAATAACCGCCATTAGGATCTGAATCGGTTCTTAAAAGTTTTTGTTCTTCAGCATCAAGCCCTGCTTTTCCACCTACAACATATTTTTCAAAAGCTTTTATTTCAGCAGCTTTTTCAACTGGACTCATGCCGGATGGCATTCTGAAAAGTTTCTTTTCTACTACAAGAAGTTTTTCTTTTAAATCAAGTTCAGATTGTTCTTTTGCCAATAATTTTGTAGTTACTTCCTGATTCTTTTTTTCAGATTCATCAAGTTTTAAGTTGATTTTTTTAATTTCTTCTTGAACTAAAGAATTACCATTATTAAATTCTTCAGTTTTTTTACGAAGTGTTTCTAAAAGTGTTGCCACTTCATTAGGATTTACAGCCATTTTACTTACTCCTAGTATTTTTCTTTCACAAACAATTTAATTACCAGATTTTCAACATCACGCTGTCAATCTTTTTATGCAATTCAACATCACGTTGTTATGCAAAAATTATAATATTAATATAACAGACTTTTTATAAAAATTGCAACACTAAATATTTTCTAATATACATGAAATGTTTTTAATATCTGTATCAGAAAAAACAAATTCTTCTGTTTCATTTTCTTCTTTAACTTCCTGCAATCCTTTTATTTTTGATATAAGAATTTTTCTATCGTTAGAGGTTAAACCTTTTTCTTTTAAAAATTCTTCTACATCACCTATTGTTTTAATTTCTTCTAATGCCTTAATGCCTGTAATTACAGCATTTGGATTCATAGGAATGGTTACAACAGAAATTTCATAAATTTCAAGTTCTTTTATTACTCTAACGCCATCTTTCCATTCTCTATCAATCACAAAATAACCGATAGACATTGAATCCAAAGCACCCATTTTAATAAATTCGGCAACTTCATTACAAAGTGGTACGCTTTTAGGCATTTTAGCTTCAAAATATAAGCCATTTACATCTTTTCTTAAAACAGTAAAAACACCTAATACTTGTTTTATATTGTGCTGATAACAGAATTTAGGTGTTCTAACCGTTAATGCTTTTTCTATTGCTTCAGGCAGAATAATATCGCCACCTAAATCTAAATCAGAAGTTGCACCATAACCTTTTATATAATGAAAATTTTCATCTTCAGAAACACCATCTGCTTTGATCTCTAGTTTGAATTCAAAATTTCCTTTTTCCCGTAAGTTTGGCATAATATTTACTCCTTTTATTCAATAATAGTAACTGAACCGCATCTGCAATTTATGATATTACTAGATGATGCACCTAAAGATGTATCTGATGGGTGCATTAATCTTTCACCGTTTACAATAAACGGATCCTCTAAGTTTCTCACTTGTCCATCTACTGAAGCATGCCATTTTCTTGTAACTTCATCTAATACGGCATGCCATTTCTTTTTAAACTTTCTATCACTTAAAATAATATTACTGGCATTCAATATTTCAGCTTCTGTAAATTTAGTTTTTTCTGAAATTTGATTTGTTTCAGTAGTGGCTATTGTATCTATTCTTTCTTTTGATGATTTTAAAAATCTTTGTTTTGCTTTTTCCGCTATTTCAACATTTGTCGGATTCACACCCTGATTAACAGCTTCAACAATAACATCTTGAACATTATTATATAAATCATTTTTTGTTGTCTTTAAAATATATTCAGCTTGTCTAAAAGAAAGCAGCAAAAGAAAGGCAATGAGGATTTCATCAATTTTATTATCGGTTCTTTCTTCTTCTGCTCTTACTTTTTCAACATCAATTTCCTGTTCTATAGATTCTTTAAATTCTGAAAGATCATAACTTTTAAATAATTGATTTCTTATAGTTTTTTTAAAATCCTTTACACATTTGCGGTAATGAATTCTAAGAATACCTATAAGTTCACTTTTACAATATTCTAAATCAATTATTTGACCTGTAACTTTATAATAAACTGCAAAATCATCAGCAACAGATTTAAACATTTTCAAAATAGAAGGTTTTAATGAATTTTCTAACTTAATTTTTTTAGCTAAATCATTAGTTGCAGATTTATTAATATCATTTTCTGAATTATTCAAAACCATTACACACCTTCATCTTTAAAATTTTCTTCTGCAATATTTTTAATTTGTTCATCAGAAAATTTTCTATTCCCAAAAGCATCTATTTGTTTTTTCATAATTTCAACAAATTCAGATTTAGTTGGCTGATTAATAGGTATGCCAATAGGTATTAAGTTTTGAGGTTTATAAACTATATCCCCATCCGTTATGCGCTCATATCCAACAAGTAACCTTTTTTCATTATCAGTAAGAAAATCACATTTTGTAAGGAATTCTATTTTTTGTTTTCTGCGTGGTTCAAGAGCAGGAATATCATCTTCATTATAAGTAAGAATCCAATCACCACCCATTAAATCTTTATATCTAGGAAATAAGAAATTCTGCAATTCTTCAAATAATCTATTGGCTATAGGTAGTACGGTATTATCATAAAGCGTTAATTTGGCTTCCTGATAATTTGAATAAGTCATATTTTCGGAATTAATTAAAGGAAGTGGTATTTTTGTTGCTGTATATATTGACAGGGTTACTTCTCTTTTAAGTTCCTTGAAATCCATATCCTTCATTGATTCAGACATAGGTGTAAAACTAAATTTTGCGCCATCAAATACAAACAATTTTGCAGCATTATCAGATCCTGTATGATTGTTTCTAATTTGATTTGTTATTCTGTTTCTCACTTCTTTTTCAAGTGATTCTTCACAATTTAAAACACCTGAACTTCTTACTCCATTTTTCAACACAGAACGATTATGTTTTGAACCTTCATACCATTGTTCTATATCTAAATATGCTTTATTTAAAATTGATAATCCAGAACCATCAACAGAATCAGGATTAAATGTTTTTACATGCAATAATTCTTGTTCATCATTTTGATAAAATCTGAATCTTCCTTTGTTTTCATCTCTCTGAAATAATAAATTAGAACATCTATTATTAATCATATAAGAATCAATATAGTTATCTTTGCTGCTTTTGCGTGGTTGCACAAATTGAGTTTCTATAAATTCGAGTTCAAGAGGAATAGAATTTATATTTCCTGTTGTAGCAATATAAGCATTACCGGTAAGAAGATAATAGGCAGCATACATTTTTGCAAATTCACCCCATGTAATATCAGCATTAGGATTTGCAAATAAATCTAATACAGGATGAGAATATTCAAATTTTTTGGTTTTTCTATTATAAAGAACAGGCTTTATTGATGCGAATTCATCAGTTATAATATCAACTGATGTACCAATGGGGGCTATTATTTTATAATATAATAAAGCTTTATATGTAGTTAAATTTACATTTTCGGAAGCAGAACCCGAAAGGACTTCTTCAATAAAAGATTGTCCACCCCAGCTTTTTTTGAATATATTAAAGCCTTTAAACAGATTCATATATAAACACCACTTATATACAGTATTCTTTTATTAATATTATCATATTTTTATAAAAAACCGTAACAAATAAAAATTTAATTCTGAAACATATTGACAAAAAAATCTATATAGATTTATAATCAAGTGTGTTAAATTTTATAATTTAAATTTGTGAAAGAAAAAGGAATACTTATGTACTTAGTGAAAGATTTAATAAGCTTTATAGCTTGTACTGGTTTAATTTTATGCTGTTTTGTAGCAGCCCCATTTGTAGCTTTATACCTAGCAATAATGGTACCTTTTTGTCTTTTGCCCGAAGTGGACAAAAGCATTAATCAGTTCTTTTCAAAAAATAAAATACAAAAAAACGCTTAAAACTCTCCTTAATCCCCCCGAAATATCTCCTACTAGATGCAAGAAATTGCATCTTTTTCTTTTAAAAAACATCAAAATTAATTTTCTTAATTTTATAAAATTTTCTCATTTGATAAGCAATGGCACTTGCAGCAGTTCTATCCTTACCATTAATTTTAACCTTACCATCTTTATCAGTTACAACTGAAAATAATTCATTCAGACATTCTTCATCATATATTTCAATTAATTCATCTCTAATTGCTGTATCTAATTCATCTAACATTAAATATTTTGAATTTTCAGTTGTAAGCCAGCCGAGTTTTAATGTTTCTTTTTCTTTTGTTTTATCTAATACCATTTCTTTATAAATATTTTTATAACCTAAATATTTATAAATTGTAGCTAATGTCAAATGACCATGATTATTTCTTTCAACTGCACCAAAAGCATTGTTGTAAAGCTTTGCATATTTAACTATTAATTCACCAAATAAATCGGGTGAAAACTGCCCATGAATATGTGCCACTTCTCTCATTGTTTCATAATCAAAAAGTTTGCAATGCGAAGCATCATTATCAAGACCTTCTGAAACATCTGCACCAAAAATATAGTGTTTCCCCACTCTAGGATAATCATAAATAGTCATTCCATCTCTTAAAGGTGGATCAAACAGTTTTGAATATGGATGATCCAAATGGGCAAAATCTTTTGATTCTAATTTCTTTTTACTGCTTGCAATAATAAGCATATTTTTAATTTTTGAAGCATCAAAATATTTTCTACCAGTTGAAACAAAAGCTTCTTGTGGTGTACAAGGGTATTCTTGCGGTAGTAATTCTTTTTTATCCTTTCTTTTGTTTTCATACCAATATAATTGATTCCAATCTAAGCCCTGATATATTCTCAAACTGTTAAGCGTTTTGAAAAAATCATTTACTTCATTTTCAACTTGTTCTTTAAATTTTTCCTCTATTTCATGAGTTTCAAAATTAAGTCTATATTCAGGAGTTAGCCACCATTCATAAAACTTTGGTTCCCAATTATTTTCACCCTTAACTGCCTCATCCCAAATAGTTTTGAATTCATTATAACCATTCCCTGTAGTTTCAAGTATTTGAATACTGGATTTTGTAATAGCTTCACCTAAACCAGCCAGAATACTAGAAATTGAAATCCAAAAAGCACTTTCTGAACCATGAAAAAAGTTTATTGTTTTCGATCTTCCTGTTTCTTTTGCTTCAGCGGTTCCAATCTTCCATGAACTATTTAAACCAGAAAAGAATAGGTCATTTTTTGTATTATATTTCTCTGTAGGTTTTAATAATTCAGGTAAACTATCATAAGGGAATTTAGCCTTTTTATTAAAAATATCTTGTGAATTCCCTGAATTATCAGCTAATGTATATCCGCTAAAATTTTGGCTAGTTATGCATCTAGCCAATTGATAAGCTGTTATAAAACTTGTAAATCCTTGCTGTCTACCTTTTAATATTATAAATTTTAAAAAATTTCTTAATCCAGCTTTATACTGTTCTATTGCAATATTTAAATCATCAACAAAACTTTTTTGCACTTTATTTAAAAAAAATGGTACAGTTCTTGCATCTTCTTGACTATTATCACCCTTTTCTACAATAACAAAAACCATTTCAATTAAAAGTTCAGGGTTTAATTTAATTTCTTTCCTTAATAACTCTGAATTTGGATTAGTTGCATCACAAAGAAATTCAGCAATACAATTAACATATTCTTTATCAAGCTGAATATTTTGATTTTCAACCCATAAATCTTTTCTTCTTTGAATTATTTCAGCAGCATTAAACATATTTAATAAACCTTATTAAACCTGAACAAGAATTGTTGTAATATCGCTTAATTTACCGCATTTAGGACAATATAACCCTGTTACTCTTTTACTTAATTTCTTTAAATAAAAACTTTTGCGACAATTACAACACAATAAGTGATGCATATTTTTACTTTTATAATGAATCATAAATTTTATTATAACATATCACTTATTTTTAAAATATGTGATACAATACATCTATATACATTTATACTTTTCATAGATTTATATAAATGTATAATTATTGTTATCTACATTAGCAAAGGAAAGTAGGGCATAATGAATAAAATACTTATTACTATTTCAATATTAATTATTGCCAGCATGCCAGTACAGGCAAAGCACTTGTTTTTAGAAAAGGTTTATCAAAATAAATTTTGTTCAGAAATAAAAGGTACCACAGAATTTTATTTACTTGATAAAACTCGTGTTGATTGTCTTACTGATAATTACGCAATAGAAGCTGAATTTGCCCCTAAAGTATATGAAAGCATTGGACAAAGCTTATATTACAGCGTAAAAACAGGAAAACAGGCAGGTATTTTATTAATTTTAGAACAACCTTCAGATCAAACTTATTTAAACAGGCTTATTCCGGTTGCCAATAAATACGGAATTAAAATTTGGACAATATCACCAAAAGACTTATAGTAATTCTGATTCAGTAATATTAAATTGTTCCATTTTAGCTTTATTCCGGCTTAAGAAAGTTGTTAATTGCATTCTGTTATTTTTAAATCCTTTATATCCGCATATAAGCATTGATAAAACTGCTTCCCTTTCACTTTTTTGTGGCTTCCCTTCATTTTTTTGTGGCTCTTGTTTATATTCTCTGATTTTCTTCATTCTGGAATTATAATAAATATCAATGTTTTCCTGCTTAAAATAAGGCTCTTTCTGATTAATTATATTTATTTCATTTTCAGAAAGCATTATAAATTTATCAAGGTTTTCTTTCTGGAAGTTAGTTAAAGCGGTTCTATTCAGCTTAATCTTGCATAAATGTTCTTTATCACCTTCTGAAAGATTTGAAATTTCTTCAAAATAAACAATTGCATTAGTTTTAAATAAATCTAAAAGATTTTTAAAAGAAAAATTATTATCTGTTTTAATCTGTTCTTTTTTCTGTTCTATACATGTACCTGTAATTTTTTCAGGTTGAGAAGAAAAATTTTCAGTTTCTTCAGAAAAAATTTCCAAAAGATTGAAGAAATTTTTAGTAAAATAATATTCCGTTTTATCGTTATCTTTTGAAACAACAATTAAATGTTTATTTCTAAGTTCCTTTAAAGCCGAAATAACGCTTTTTTCTGTTGTTCCTGTACAAAGTATTAACTTTTTAATTTTAGGGAAGCTGTAGCCCTTCTTAAGATTGTACATATTAGCTAAATTAAATAAAACTAATCTTGCTGTAGGTGAAAGTGTAATTCTTCCAAAAAGGTTTTTGTCGGTAATTGCCCGAACAATGTTAAAAGATTTTACATTAACTTGTAATGCCTCAAATACCGCATTCTGCATGCTTCCGAATCCTCCCAAAATTTTACCCATACGAAACTATTGCAAATCTTGCGGAAAGTGGTACAATCTAATTGAGTTTATAGAAGTGCTTCTTTTCCGAAAGAAGTGCTTTTTTGTTTTATTCATTTGTAAACCTTGTGTAATATAACAAGGTTTTTATTCGACATGAACATGATATACAGATTACAATATTAGTCAAGCAGCTTAAAGTGGTTTATTCAGGTGGTTTTGGGTTTAATGAGGTTTATTAAAGTATGAGAAAGTACACAGTTAAAGAGCTGGAAAAGATTATAAATCTTAGCCATACAGCTATTAGAGATCAAATTAAACAAGGCAAGTTGAACACAGTTGATGAAATAATAAACAGGCGAACAACACAAGTAATATGTTTATCAGAAGATGAATTTAACGATTTAATAAAAATTTATGGCTTAAGAAACATTAATCAGGTTGAAGAAAACTTTAATCAAGTTGAAGAAGATTTTATTAATGTTGAATCAGGTTGTGGAAAGCAGCCAAAAAACAATATTACATCTGAAGAATTGGCATTTAAAGTAATAGCTTTATCAGAAAGCTTTAATTCAACATTAGTAAACCTTAATCAACAAAATGAAAGTGTGTATAAAGAATTATTAAGCGTTTCTTCTAAAACCATGCTTTTAGAAGATTCTGAAAATAGAACAAAAACAGCTTATATTGAACTTCAAGCAGAACAAAAACAAACTTTAGAAAAGCTTAAAGAAGTTGAAATAAACTTTGCTAAACTTGAAACAGATTACAAGCATCTTGAAGCTGAAAATAAGCAGTTAAAGGAAAAGAAACCCTTTTTCAGCTTTATTAAACAAAAGTAAACCGGCATGTTCCATAATTAAAGCCCCCATTCGGAGGCTGTTTGTGTTTTATTCAATTTTAAAATCCTCTTAACTTAAAATTTCATCAATAATTGGCTGTAATTTTGCCATTAACAAAACATGACCTGCTGTATTTGGATGGATGCTGTCAGAAGAATAACTACCTATATTGGCATCCGTAACCGCTTCGTGGAAATTACAGATATAGGTATTTTTTGCAGTTGCCACTTCCTGCATTGCGGTTCTATAAGAAGCAATGTAGGGAGTTCTATTGGCATCAGAAGTACCAGATGGAGTACAGAGAATTATTTTTACATCAGGATTTCTTACCCTAAGATAATCAATAATAGTTTCAAGGTTTGTTTTATACAGAGCAGTTCCACTTCCACCACCTGCACAATCATTCATACCAAGTGCAATTGTAACAATATCCGCACAAAGAGCAGTCCAAGGGAGATTAGTTACAGCCTCACCACCCCATTCTCCACCAATACCCTTATTTAAATACTGCATTTTACCGTAAGTATTTTTTACATAAGCATGTAAAAGATTTGGATAATTTAATCCACTTGCACACGCCCATGTGATTGAATCACCAATAGCAACGTAAGTTTTATTTAATGAAGGTAAAGTATATTCTGGTATTTTTTGATCTGCATTTTGTATATCAATTATACTTTGATCTGCCAATGCTGTGTTGTCTATCATTAAATAATAATACCTTTTTCTATCAGTATAAGAACTTCCTCCAAGATTACATAGTTGATTTATAGGTGTTTCTGTATTAGAAATACTTACTTGTTTAACTTTAACGCCATTAATAAATAGTGCAAAATAACCGCCTGCTCCTGTTTTGTATTTTAAAGCTATCTTGGTAATAACACCAATAGTTATTCTATTTGTTGCTGCATCTGCAAAACCAATAACAGCTTTATAAACACCATCAGAGCCTATAAAACCAGTTTGTAATCCATATTCACTTCCTGTCTGATTAACACGACAAAAAATGTTTTGATTACCGAAAGAACCAAAAATCATTGCTTGGTTAATATTTGTCCATTCTGTTACATTTATGTTGAATAAAATAGTTCCTTCTGCTTGTGGAAAATTAGTTGTATTTAATGTTGGTATTGCAAGATAAGAACCATTAAGACCTGTATATAAGTGCCAATAGTTATTAAAATCCCAAGAACCAAGCCATCCACCACGAGAATCAAAATAATATAGTTCGCTATTTAAAACACCATGATTATTATTTCCAGATGAATCAAACCATTTGGAATAAAACTTTCTATTTTCTGGTGGATGATAACCTGTTAAAGTATTTCTGACTTGTGCAGGATGTAACTCAAGAATCTTAGCCATTATATGCCACCTCAACTCCTTGAACTTCAAAATCTAAAGTTCCACTTGTTGCTGTTGTGTATGAGTTTACTGATCCTGTTGGCAATACATAATAACCATCAGGCAAATCAAACGCTTGAACTCCTGCTGCTGGTAAAGAATAACTTCTTCTTATAGTATCAGCATCTGCAACACCTGTTACTATTTCAAAATAACCACTACAAGCTACGTTGGAACTTAAAAATAATCTATTAGGATAAAATACTGTATCTGCTGTCGCACCTCTAATTGATTTTCCTACAAGAGTGCCATTTATTGCTTGCGAGGTTACACCTACTCTTCTGAATCTTCCTTCTCTAAGCTTTCTTGCTAAAAAGCTTTCCTCTATTGAGGTAACTATTTGTCCGTAAGCAGTATTAAAAGGATTTTCTTTGGTTGTGTTTTCAATCAAACCTTTAACATCAGACCTAAGAGTTGAATCTGCGTCTGGGTCTGTGTTGGCTGTGTCGGTTGATGCGCCGATAGCTTCTTTAATAGCTTCCCTTTCTATAAAATAATCTTTTTCCATATAATCTGATTGTGTTGGATTTAAAGATTTTAACAAATCAGAAACAACCTGTGGGACATTAAAATTAACCATTTTAAAACTCCTTTATTGCAACACTCTTTTATTAAATAATAACATATTTAAATTGATTCTGTAACATATTATATATAAAAACAGTTTCATAAATTAAATATGTATCTTGACATTAAATCTATATAGATTTATACTAAAATTTGTTATCAATTATGAAACAAGATTTGAAAACAGGAGTAACAAAAAATGAATGTAAGAGATTTAAGAACTTGTTTAAATATGTTCAATCCTGAAGCAGAAATAAAAATTGCTTTGACCTCGACAAAATTTTTCTCTATCAGATTTGTTAAATGTCTTGATGTTAAAAATATTGTTATTTACGGTGAAATAAAAAATATAATTAAATAACTGATGTATAGATTTATATTTTTAGTGTAAAATTCCCTTGTAAAAGCAGGGGAATTTTTATTATGAAAGAAAAAATATTGATATGGTGCAAAAATCGCTTAGGTTGTCTTATTCCGCTTGGAATATTTTTTATATTTATGATTTGCTTTTCTATTTACAGTGTTTGGTACAATAATACACCTGAAGGTAAAAAAGCAGCTATTGAATACGAAAAACAAGTAATTGCTATTGAGAAAGAGCAGCAAAAACAAGGGCAATTAAAAAAAGAACAAGAACAAAAAGATTCATATCTTTTAAAGGCTGTAATGTTATGTGAAGATGCAGTAAAAAATAGCTTAAAAACTCCTGCAACTGCTGAATTTCCTGTAATTACAGAATCTAAATATCAGGATATAGGCAATAATACTTTTGTTGTTGCTTCTTATGTTGATAATGAAAATGTTTATGGCGCAAAAGTAAGAAATAATTACAATTGCACTATAAAAATGACTGGTAATAATTCCGGCATGGTTCAGAAGTTAAATTTTTATTAATTCTCTTTTTTCTAATTCCAGTCTGGCTTTATAATTAAAACAACTAGGGTTGCATTTATAAGGCTGGTTTTTAATCTGATCTTTTAAAATCCAAACAGCTTGAAAATACTTATTCATTGAATCATACCAATGTCTTTCAATACATTTAGAATTTTCATACAGGGATTTATAATATTCTGCTTCTCTTTTATAGTTTTTGAAATAGTAAATGCGCTTTTGTCCAGCCCAAAAACCAATTATAAGAGAACCCACTAATACAATTAATACATTCATGCCGGTTCATAGCAACATAAACTAATTATTTCTGTATTATCCGGCATGGATTCTATATCATCCCATTCAAGCATTTTTTGGCATTCACATTCAGGAATATCACCAAAAGATTGCTGGCAATAAGAATCTTGTTGTTGCACTTTTCCGGAAAATATTTGTGATATTTTACCTGTAGCAATAAGTGTTTTAAGGTCTTTTAAATTAATCATCACAAAATTCCCTATTAATAACGCTTTTAACATCTTGTTGCGCTTCATAAGACAATTTATTATATATTTGGTGAATCTTACCCCTTAATTTGTTTTCTTTTTCTTCTCTTTGCTGCTTGCGCCTTTTAGAATCTATTTCAGCCCTTTTTTGACTATAAGTAATTGATAACCCATTACCTAAATAATAATTTTGCCAATATTCTCTTTTTTCAGGTTCAGCATAACCCCTTGTTATAACTGTAATTTGTTGTGTACAAATATTTTTAGTCAATAAATGCACTAACCATAAAGGCATAAGCCAACCTATAAAATTCAACATATCAGCACCAAACAACCTTTCCATCTCTTATAAAAAAGTGTGATTTACAACCTGATAACTTATTTATTGAAGGTCTGATTGTGGGTATATCATCAATAAATTGCAAAGCCCAACAAGGTCTTTCTTTATCAGATAAATTCAATCTGATTACATCACCACAGCCACAAGGACAAAGGAAATAAGCGAATTGCTGCTTATATAAATACATTACATTTGGATCAAGTTTTATATCTTCTTCTATTCCGGTATAAGGGAATTCATCAGTAGGAACAACTTTATACATAATGTTTTTCTTTCACAAATTACTAAATAATTTAACAACTAAACCTGATGTGTACCCTCAACACTTCTTTGAATTCTGCCTAAAGTTCTTTTTGCTAAAAATGCCATTGCTGTTTCTATATGAGTTATAGCAATAGCATTTTCCCTACAAGCAAATTCTGATTTTTGGAAATGTTCAAGATTATTCTTTACTATTGCTAGTAAATCAATATTTTGAACACCATTTATGCCTACTTCACTTATTGCACCTTCTTGAAAATTAATAAAACCCAATGGTTCTTTGCATTCATGCTTATTTAAAACTATATAATGATGCGGTGCATTAAATTTAAAATCTATTTCGTGATATATTTCAGTATTCCCTAATTCCTGAAAAACATCTTGTACTTTTCTTCCTGCTGCCATTGTTTTTCCTTTCACAAATAATAATGATACAGAATTGTTTTTAATTCTGTATCATTATAAATTATAAATTTGTATCTGTATAGATTTAATTATGTTTTCACAAAATCAGTTATTCTATCAGATATATATTTTACACATTCTTTTAAATTGGATTTTAAAAGGGTCTTATTGCCTTTTCTTACTTCAATGTGGCTATAAGGTATATTTCTACACAAGACAATTTCATAATTTATACTTTTACCCTGTTTGCTTAATCCGAAAATAGGTATAATATCAAGCTTTTCACTGATTATTTTTTTGTTATATACATATTCATGCAAAGATTCATACATTATTAAACCTGCTTTCTTAATCTTTTTCAAAATTTTCTTTATCTAACTCAAATTCTTTTATTTCACATCTATCAAAACAATCTTCAGTTTTCCCAGAATCAAATTTTTGAATAAACTGTTCAGCCTTTTCTTTAGATGAAAAAACACCTATTGGTATAACACCATAAATATCAACTGGTTCACTAACAACAAAAATATCAACTGTATTACCATGCCGAAATACTTCAAGCTGCTTTTCCAGAAATTCTTTTTCTTCTGGTGTTATCCTTTTAGTGAACTGTTCAGTTCTTTCAGTGTATTTAACCCCTTTGGGCTTTCCTGCGCCTTCACGCTTACCGCCTCTTGTCATTGGCTTTATCTCCTATAATTTTAAAGTGTAAATCTTCTATCAACAAACAGGTTCCAATATTTGGGATAAATTCAAGCATAGTTCTTTTGCCTTTTAAATCTGGTCTATCGCCATGATAATCCATATATTTGTTATCTTCTGCATCAGGGTAACGCTTATTATATTCTTTTAAAGATATTGTTTTCATATTATAATTCCTTTTATCCTTGTTTTAACTTTGGTCGGTTTAAATAGGGTAGGGGGCGATTAAGCCCCCGATCTATTAATATTCGCTAGGTAATAATAAAACCCCATCAATTAAATAAAATTTCCATGTTCCTTCAGGAAAATCAGTAAATTCAATGTTTCTATCCCATAAATTAGGTTCATTAGTATCTCTTTTGCTTGTTATAACTGCTTTGTTATTAGCAACTTCTAATTCGATAATTTGAAAGTCATCATTAAACTGTTTTAATTCAGTTCCGATAATATCAAGTAACCAATAGGCACCAGCTCTTTCAGCTAAGAATTTAACACCGTCTGTATAATTCATCCATTTGTACATTGAATTAAAATAATACTGCTCTGTGCCTGTGAACTGTTGTAATTCTTGTTCAAGTGTTGTTGCTTCAATCATTTTCTAATCTCCTTGTGTAATATAACTAATTAACTTTGGTCGATAATTAAATTATATTACACTATTAGAAATAATGCAAGCAATATATCAAAAGAAATTAAATATTTTTATTTTCGGCTTCAGCAATCAAAGAATAAAAAGTATTGCGTTTTAAATTCAATATTTCCATTGCTTTAGAACCTGTTAATTCTCTTTTTTTCCATGCCGGATAAACTTCATTCCAGTTATCAGGAAAAGTTATTTTCTTTCTGCCTTTATATTTTCCGGCATGCTTGGCAATAGCAATACCTTCTTTTTGTCTTTCTAACATATTAGTTCTTTCAAATTCATAAATTGCAGCGATCATTGTAAGCATTAATTTACCTGTTGGTGTTCCTGTATCTATGTTTTCTTTTAATGATATTAATTTAATGCCTTTTTTGCCAAGAATTTCAACCATTTCTAATAAATCTTTGGTACTTCTGGCAAGTCTTGAAAAGTCTTTAATATAAACGGTGTCGCCTTCACGTGCATAATCAAACAAAGCTATTAATTCAGGTCTATTTGTGTCTTTTGCACTTACTTTTTCGGTAAACCATTTATCTATTTCATATTTTTTAAGGGCAATTTCTTGCCTTTCTTCATTCTGTTCAACTGTACTTACACGCACATAAGCAATGTTTTTACCTTTTGCCATAAATGATTTTCCTTTCACAAATTTAAATAAAACGACCTTAATATAATATCAAACTGTTTATTTAAAGTCAATATATGTAAACAATTATTTATTAATTAATAAAATGATTTTAAATAAACAAAAATAAGGGCAATTTATTAGTAATTTATTTATTTTATTAGGGCAGGGTCTAAACAAACACAAAAGCGGCAGCAGGATAAATTAAAATTTAGCTTTAAAAGATTACAGCCCTCAGAATCAATTTAAATTAAATTCTGATACAAATATACCTAAAATGAATTTAAATTTAATATAGGGGATTCTGTGTACAAATCCATTAATAATATTGCATCATATTTTATTCTGTTTATGCGTTTGGAAATCTACCAGTTTTTTATTTTCAGAATTGTCAGGTAAAGCTGGTTTATTTGTAGGCACTAAAAAATCTTCAAGTTTTTTATGGGTTATGGTTGTATTATTATTTATTTCTTTTTTATCAGTCCAGCCTATTAGGTTCTTGGCTGCGAAAATTGCAAACACTGGATGATAGTTACTAGCAAGCCCATTCTGAATTAAAATCTCTGATTGATAGACCATAGCCTTTTTATGAGAGTCGGAAAATTCATCGTGAACTTTGCACCATTCATAAAAAGTATCCTTATGAATTTTAATTAATTTACAGAAACCTTCTACTGTTGGTAAGGCATTAGGCACTTTTGCAATAAATTCTTCGCAATCACCATTTTTTTTAAATCTATTAAGTGTAACTTCTCTATAAGGTTCAATATCAAAGTATTGTTCCATCATTTCACAGTATTCAGGTTTATATTTAGAAGGTCTACCGACAATAGAAACATCAACCACTTCACAGACAACAGAAACGACTTCAGAGATAATAGTAGTTTTATTTTCATCCTTTTCTTCAGACATAATAAAATATCCTTTTTATGTTATATAAGCATTTTTTCTTTCACAATATAGATTAATATAACATATCGGGATAATAGATTATAGATTTCAATAACAGATTATAAATATTAAATTAAAGATTTTTAGACAAAATAAAACCTCCTTATTGCTAAGGAAGTTAAAAATTTGTGAAAGAAAAACACTTACGTAACTGTGTCTTTCTGAAAACATTATAAATCAGTAAATTTTATTAGTCTATATAGATTTATATTTTTATTTTATTTATAAATTGTTTATATATACATCGATATCTCTTAACGCATGTCCTTGGTATATCCTAGCCTTTTTCTATATTCTTAATATTTCTTAATATATTACTTTTGATATTATGTTATACATAGTCAATATTTATGGTGTTATACGGGTAATGTTTTTTCTAAAATAGTATAAATTATTGACATTTCCCACAATTCGCACCCCATCGAATTGTGTTTTTTAAAGATATAATTGGTTTTTATTTCACAATTCGGCAATTCGCCCTCTATAAGATATTATTTTTTATTTTAATTATAAAAATATATCAATAGTCTAAAACCATTGATATTACTGAAGTTTATATTTATATATAAATAACACAATACCCACTATATACTATATATAGTGTTTAAAAAAATACATATAGGAGTGGTGCGAATTGTGGAATTGTGAAGTTGTTAATTAATTATAGTGTGGTTTTTCACATTTCCAGCCCTATGCGAATCGTGGCGAATTGTGGGAATCGTTACTGTTTATAACAGTTTAAGGGCTTTTGTTTTTACTCCGTTTATTATTTATTATTATAACATATTTGGTTTTATTTTTGTAACAGTATCAATTATTTATTATATTATTTTTTTATTGACAGTTTTAAACATAATATGTATAGTTAGAGTATCTTATATTGTTTGAGTTTTTAAACAATAATTAATTTGTGAAAGAAAAAGGAATATTTACGATGTGTGATCTTTTTATCAAAGGTTTTAATCCTGTGTTGAAAAAAAATGCTAAAAAACAAGCAGCAGAATTAGAAATAAGTTTGAAAAACCTAGTGGAGCAAGCAATTAAGCTTTATTGTACGGTAACTGCTTTCTGTGATGAAGATGGTTTAACTAAAACTCTTTTCAGGGTTTGTG